GCCCGCTCCGTCCGTGAATCGAGTTGTAGCGCCATCCAGCAGGCACGCAGCGCCGGCAAGCGGAGCGCCCGTGTCGTCGGTGATGACAAGCACGCGATCGTTACCTTGCGTCGTTACGGTCGCTCCGGTGTACTGCTCGGGCGCGTAGGCGACGGAACTCGAAACGATGTCGATTGACGGGACCGAACCGGACGCAAGCTCAAGCGTTGGCGTGGATCCGCGGTCGGCGATGGCCGACGCCATGACCAGCGCCGGGCCACTCAGGTTGAGCGATGGAACAGACGCGGTGACGACGTCTCCCGGCACGATGCGCCGTTGCTGGCGAGCCGCACGCACCGTGTAGCGTGGTCGCGCCCGGTCGCCAAGGATTCGCCCGCCAACGTCTGCGGCTACTCGCGCGTCAGTGACCCATGGCAGCGTCACTTCTGCAACCACTTGCCCGCGCAGTGTTTCGACTGCCGCGGCGCGAAGCTCCATGCTGGCGCGTGGCTTGCCGGCTTCGACGGCGTAGCGGATGCGTAGGCGCGTGGCGATGCTGTCGCGGGACGCGCTGCCGGATGGCGTGTCTGCGGCGCGGATCGTCACGGTAGGCGACGAGCGCGGGCGTAGGCGCATCAAGCCCGGCAGGCTGCGACTGAATGCCGCATAGATCGAGTCCGCGATTCCGACGAGCGCTGATTGCAGGCTACCGGATTCGATGCTGCCGGCGATCTCAAGCAATCGCGCATGGCACTCGGTGCGGAATCCAGATAGGTCACCGCGGTCAATGGTCTTGCCACCACGCCGGCAAATGTCGCCAATGATGTCGGCGGGGTTGGTCATCAGCGAGCCGGACAGCACATCAAGCGCGCCGTCACCGACAGCGATCAATTCGACACCCTCATCTAGCGCGTCAACGGTTTCAATGACCGTAATCGCGTTGCCCGCGGAGTCGGTTTCATTGCGCCATTGCCAGCCGTCATATGGCAGCGAATCGACCTCGACGGATGCGATACGGCTGGATGCGTGGTCAGCCCACAGCCATCGCTTGCCGGTCGCCCCGAGTCGAACACACTTGCCGGCCACGTTGCGCCCGTAGCGCCATGGTAAAGGCACTACGTCGCGGAAAATTCCCAAGTCCGCATTGGTGCGCAGCGGCAGATCGTCAGTCCATCCAGCCGACTCGCAATCCAAATCGAACCCGTCGCCACCGCCATCTACGGATGACACGATGCCGGTTCGCGATAGGGTGCCGCCGTCCATCACATCCACGCGGACGCCATAGGGCGCCTGCGCGGACAGTAGCCGGCGCAGAGTCGCGCTCGGTCGGTCCAGACTCACGCGGAAGTTGTCGTTTTGCTGCCCGAGTTGCGCGGCTGTGTCTGACACGGAAAATGGGACGCGCATCATGGGATGCAGTGGGTTCATGCGACCGCGTAAAGCGTCCACATCGTAGACCTGCGCGGGCGGGATCGTGTGTAGGTAGAGCCAGATTCCGGCGGCGTCGCTGACTGGCGACCCGGTGCCCGTGCCTGATCCAGAAGCACCGGCAATCGAGCCGCCGCCGTCCGCGGAACCTGAGCCATCCGCGCCGCATTCTGACGCGCCGGAGCCGATGGCTAAATTTGATTCGCCGGAGCCTATTGCGCCAGCAAGTGACGCGCCGGTTCCGGTGATCGCGTTTGACCCGGTGCCGCTCGTTGCGGTGCCCGCAATAGACGCGCCGGTGCCTCCGCTTGCCGTGTAGCCGGTCGCATCCGCCATTGCGCCAGCGGAAGATGCGCCGCTTCCTCCGCTAGCTGTGTAGCCAACGCCTGACGTGGTAGCGCCAGCAATGGAGGCGCCAGTGCCAATCACGGTATCAGGCGGTCAGGGTGACGGGGACGGAGATCGAAAACGCCGTGAGTCCGCACGGCAGCCCGGTCGTGAACGTGGTGTTCCCAAGTTTGATAGCGGCCGTGCTGGACAGGCCGCCAACATCGTAGACGGCCACCCGGTCGCCGTTGGCGTTGTTCAAAATTGCGAACGTTCCCGTGCCATCGTCCGCGGCATTCGCGCCCGTGATCGTGTCGAAGTTGACGACGCGCGACGCTGCCGCGCCGGCCTCTACCGGGTCACTGCATGCAATCGTTGCCAGTAGCGTCTGGGTCGTGATTGCCGTTTCGCCGGTCGCCAAAATCGTTCCGTTGTAGAACTCGAACTCAGCGTTTCCTGCGCCGGAATTGATGAACGGAATCAGCCCGCTATCAAGCATGGCGTTCGCCGCTGCGTCGGAATATCGCGTGATTGCCATGGTGTTACCTCGGCGTCAGCGTGAGTGAAAGCCCCACCCGGCGCGATGCCGCGGGAGCCTGGAACCCGATACGTCGTCGAGGTCGACCTCATCGGCGATGGTGCACAACGTCGCCTCGCCCTCGGGCGACACGGCGCCGATTCGCGCATCGTCGTTTGTGGTGGCGTACTCAAAGGCCGCGAGCAAGTCGTCTACCGACGCCTGCGTGCAGCTTTCATGCGTGACCGTGCCGCCGAGTGCGCGGGTGCGCTGCCCCGTCGCGAGGCGCGTTCTACGTCGCCATGTGCCATGCTCAACCGTCGCAGCGGTGCCGCTGACAATCGGGCGCTCAGGGATGCCGAGATAGGCCCAGCCGATGCTGCCGCTTTCGTTGACCGCCAGCCGCCACTTGGCGCATGTGGTGGATGCGAACAGCGCCGCCATTGATCCTGTCGCCCATGTGACGACCTGCGTAAACGCGACGGTCGCCCAGTTGTCATTGCTGCCGGTGAGCGTCACCGTTGCGGTGCTCGGGATGGTGTGCATCGCCAGCAACAGGGTGTCAGCCGCGCCGCTGCCGCTCGGCGTGATGTTGATCAGCGTCGATCCGGCCCACGCCATTGACTCGTCATCAGGCGAGCGAGCGCGACCGACGCCGGACGATGCCAACATGGTGAACTGGTACACGTCGCCATCCGCCCATGACGGGGTGGCGCCGACGACAAAGGCCGCAGTGATTCCGGTCGATAGCGAAACCGTGGCCGCGATGTCTGCCGTGGTCCAACTGCCGCCGTCAAGGCGCCATCGGAACTCGCCGCCCTCTGCGCTGAATGTCCAACGGTCGCCGGGCTGGAACTCGATTGCTCCCGGCGTGATCGTCAGCGATAGCCCGCCGTTGCTGTAACTGCTCAGCGATGTGGTGACGAGTTCGTAGTTGATCAGCGGCCCGACAACCGAACCGCGCACGCCGAAGACAATCGTATCGTTGCCCGTCTGCCCGCCGCCGAGCGCAACCGGATCAGCACGGACAATTTCGTATTCGATGAAATCGCCCTGCTGGTATGTGCTTCGCCCGTTGGCATACGGGCTCGTCGTGATGATCAGCTTGTCACCGACTGCGAGATTCTCGATGCAGCCGATTGCCACGCCAATTCCGAATTCGCGCGTTGCAGTCGGAACGTCTTGGTCTAATTCGTCGTCGTGGACCATTTTGGCCGAGTGGTAATAATACCCTGGCTGAATTGGAAGCAAGCCGTCCTGGCTCACAAACCAAAAGTCCCCGCCGTGATCTTGCCACACGCCATTCCCTTGGCTTGCGGCTACATCAAAAGGGCTTAGCAAATTCCCCGCGATATAGGCATTCGTGATCGACGCCTGCACTCTGCGCAGCAACGGTTCCAGGTTCTGCGTCAGGTTTTTGGCGCCAGCGATGGCTTGCGAGAGATAGACCTGAAGCATTTCGGGGTCGCCGATGCCAGTCGCGCCACCATAGCCGGAATTGATGAACGCTTGATAGACGCCTGTTTTCCACGAGTGCGCGCCGTTGTTGGTGGCGTACATCAGCGGCGTCAGTGCGTCGTCAATATAGTCCCACTCATCCTGCAACGCAGCGGCTACCGCAGAATCGAGCGCACCAGTTCCGCCCATGGCGTTATAAATTGCGAGCGCGTGAGTCTGGAACATATCAGCAACCATCGTGATTGCGCGAATATCCTGTTCCTCAAACTTCGCGATAACGCTTACTTTCTGGAATACCCCGTTGACGATTCCGGCTGGTGGGAAATTGGGCGGCGTCGCCTCTCCGTCCTGCGTCAATTCAGCGCTATCAACCACGCGCAAACCACTGAAGTACGCGGTCAACTGCGTGTCGTCATCAGTCAGGGTGAAATAGCAGTTGAGCGCAAGAGCGCCCTTGCGCCACGTCGCGACCTGCTGATAGAAATCCTTTACGGCTGCTGGCAATGTCGCCACGGTGGCAGCCTCCTCTTCAATCCCAAGATAGTCATTATTCGGGCCTCCGATAATTGGCACGGATTCGCAGTCGCAAGCCGCGCCGGGATGCGGGCGCCACTCAAACACGTAGGTAGCTGTACGGGCCTCCGCACCGAGCCGGAAGTTCCGCTCGCACAGGGTTGGTACGGATGCGCCGGGGTCGCGCGGGCCGAGTTCCAGATATGCGGACCGGTCGCCCTCAGGCTCCACAGGTGCGGCCAGTTGAATCGGGATCGTGAACCCGTATCCGCCATCGCTGAATGCCTCGCCCGTGGTCACAGTGCCAAGGTCTTCGCTAACCGATCCGGTAACGGACCAAATCTCAGCGCCCGGAATCGGGGCGCCCGTGCATTCGATGCGCAGAAGTTCGGTTGGCGCTGCCGTGGCTACGGTCAGATCGATGGTGGCGCGCTTGATATACGGAGACCCATCGCGCGTACTGCCGGCGCTGTAGCTCGCCGTGTAGACGCTCAGGTCATCGCATGCCATCCCGCCAGGGCGTCGATCTTGTGCGATGACGCCGTCGACCTCGATCAGCTCGGAATCGGCCTGGATCTGCGACAGCAGCGAGTAGAGCGTGGTGATTCCGGCATAGGTTTCCTCGACCGTAACGCCATCCAGCACTTCCACGGTGCGCCCGCCAGTGATCGCATAGACGCGCGTTCCGATGGGCACAGCGCGGCGCAGCGCGGGCGAAACGTGGTAGCGATAGGCGCCGTCGCGGAAGGTGCGCCAGTGACGGTACGCGGTCGCATCGTCACCGAAGCGCAAGCGCGGAGCGGACTCCGGAACGGTGCCCTCGGGCTCAAGCAGCGGGCCGCCGAAGTGGTATTGCTCGCCCGTGAACTCGCTGGCGCCAGTGCTCATCTCGCCAGTGGTCGCGTAGTCGGTCGCCGTAGCCGTCAGGCCCGACTGAGACACGCGCACAGACAGGTTGTTGCCTGCGCTGCCCGCGGACTGCGCGCGCAGGTTGACCGACTGGAACGGCGCCCACGCCTTGCGGGTGGGCGTGCCGGTGTCCAAAACGGTGATGGTGAACTCTTGCGCATCGATCCCGCTATCGGCGCTGACGCCGGTCAGCAGGCCATTGCCGACACCCGAATACACCGGTGCGCTCAGCAGCGGCGCACCGTTTATCGTGGTACTGATGACCTCAATGTCTACCGTCGCGTCATCGGCTCCGGTGTAGCTGCCGGACAATGCAATCGACCCGCCGCCGTCAGCATCCCGCGACACCAGCTCCCACGCGGACGAGGCGAGGCAGTTCGTCGCCGCCAAGGTTGCGGTGCGGAAAATGTTTTCGAGCCCGGTCGGGTATCTCATCGGCTGAGCCTGTTGATTCGTTCGAGTTCCGGAACGACCGCCTGCGCGACGAATTCCCGCGCCTGTTCGTTGGTCATGCCCTGCACTACGATGTTGATTTGCGGTGCCTCGCCGCCGCGGTTTCCGCCCGCTGAGTTGCCGCGGCCACCAGTTGCCGCTGGCGTCGCCTCGGCAGCCTGAGCGGCGTTGCCCAGCCCTCCGGCCAGTTGCTGCCGGCGCTGCTCAATCTCGATTCCCCGCTCGGCCTCGGCGTTCGACTCGCGCCGCGCATTGGCGAGCTTCAGTTCCTGCTGCACCAATTCTTCGACGAGCCTGGAACTGCTACCGTACTGATTGATGATCCGTTGCCGAATGCGGTCTTCCTCCGTCAACTCGGCGTTCTGCCGCTTCCGGATCTCGATTGCCGCAAGCAACTGCCGCTCTTCATCGGCCCCCTGCGCAAACCAGTCATTGAGCGTGCGCAGGTAATCGCGCACAGACTTTGATGCGCCGGCAGCCTCAAGCGCCTGTCTGACAAATGCCTCTGTGAGATTTCCGAGGCCGATGGCGGTCGACGACGACTGCCGGCCGATGTTGCCGAACTCTTCGGACACCTGCGAGGCGCTGTCGCTGGCGCGCCGAGACGAGTCCGCAGAGCTATCGGCTGCGCTGCCGTATTCGCGCACCGACTTGGTGGCGCGGTCGGTTGCTTCGGATACGTCACCGGCGCTTTTCGCTGCGGCAGCGTTTGCCTCTTTGAGCTTGGCGATTCCAGCCTCGGCCGCGTTAATCTCGGCCGTCAGCTTGCGAAACTCCGCGGAGTTCTCCTGCCCCTTCCCGATCAGCGCGTTCTGCGCCAGGACAAGCCTGCTGATCTGGACCTCATAGGCTGCGACAGATGCCGCGCTCATCGCCTCCTGCGCATCTCGCTGCGCCTTGGCGAGCTTTTCCTCAGACTCGACCAGACGCATCACGCTGTTGCGCGTCGCATCGAAGGCCGGGGCCAGGCCCTCGGTGTTGCTCAGCTGATCTTCGAGCGACTTCCCGAACGCATTCAGGGGGCCAACCGCTGCGATGTACTCGGCCCGAAGAGTGCCCGTGTCCTTCGCGGCCTTGGCTGCGGCGGCGGCCGCCTTATCTGCGCGCTCAGCAATCTTCCCAAGAGCATCACCAGTGGCGACGTACGCGTCGTTGCCGATCTTTGCGAGAGACAGCGATAGGGACTCAGCCTCATCGCTCACGCCGCCAAGAGATCCGATCAGGCTTGCGAGGTTCAGCGACACCGCCGCAATGCTGGCATTGAATGCCGCCGACAGCCCGTCACCAAAATTCGCCCCAGTGGTCAGCGTCAGGCCGAGCGCCTCACGTAGCCCGGCTAGCTCTACTCGTGCGTCGGAGACAAACTGCGCCGTAGCCTCGGCGGCCCGCTCGAAGTCAAATCCCTCGACGAACTTCTGAACCTCGACGAGCCCGTCAGCTACAAACTTCGCGATGTCCTGAGCAATCAACTTGAACTGC